CCCTATTTGGTCTTAATCGTTTTTGCACCATCTCTACACTGTCATCACACTTAACACTCTCTACATCACTCATCTTACCACACTCCTATAAATACAAAAAGAACCCGCCACTTAGGACGGGTTCTAACACGGATACATCTGACGGTGAGGGCTTACCAGGTTGACTTTACAACACCGTCAGTACCCTTATTTTACCACACTCTCATTTATAATCTTCATCTTCAATGTTTGTCCATAAAACATCGTTCTTGCTGTGCCACTCGTTATACCATAGCTCCATCGTCTTACTGAACTTCATCTCTGCGTATACAGCACCAGCAAGTCCGCTCAGAACCATTGTCACAATGCTACCAATGATAAAACCCCAAAGTGCCCACATGACAGTTCCTTTCTTTTATCCACCATATCGAAGAACACCATTCCACGGATAGCTATACCATGCATCAACACAAATCTCTTTTCCAGTTTGGTCACCAGTACGCCCACCATAGACGTCGCCCAGTTCATTAATATGAGCACCGACGTTTTGTTGGTTTCCAATATACATTTCAGTATGCGCATTTATGTTTAGTAGAATATCGCCACGTTGCAATTCATCAACGCTATTACCCATTCCTGCATGCCATGTCCATCCAGCATCCGTGAATTGTTGAACCATTGTTTGTGTGTTTCCGTATGGCGAAGAACCATATACATTGAATCCTGCTTTTTTAGCAGAGTATAACAGCAGTGAGCTACAGTCATAGTCTGGCCCCCATCGACTGCCCCAATCATAGCCATGTGAATCGTCGTTTGCTATATCAATAGCATAATTAACCATAGCTTCAACTTTTGTGTCTGATGCTACGCTGCCGCCACCGCTATTCAAATTCGAGGTTGACAGTTTAGCGAATATTTGAGTTTTAACCCAACTTGAACGGGTTCGGTTTCGGATTTGCTGCGTGTCCTCCCATGTTCCCTTTGGTTGAAATCTATAGAAATCAAAGTCGTTGAAATAAATCCACCCATCTGTTCCAACCGTACCGATATAGGAACATGCGCTTCCATCGGCTTTAGTTGCTTCAATTTTAACAGTTGTCATCGCGTCCACCTCATAATGTCTCGCACCCACCCTTTGATTTTTTGGTTCTCGAATCGCATATTGCCGCATTCATAAGCAGCCTTGAATAAGCGGATTCCAGCCCCTTGGAACTGCCCTGAAAGAATTAGCCTGTTCGGTTGATGGTCTTGCGTCGTTGCCGAGTACTGTATTTCGCAATTGGGGTCATAGTTCGGTGAGCAATAGAAAGTGTTGTATTTAGGGTCGAACCATACCCCGATAGGCTTCTCATGGAACCATAACACGAACTTCATTTTCGCGTTCTTAGGCTTTTTCGCAATAAACGTGTCATCATCCAAGAGAGTTTTATTTTGGATAGCGTAATCGCGATAGCGGCTATCCCCAACAACATGGGCATAGAATCGACTTTGCATTTTCGATGCCGCGACTTCTGGCGATACAACATTTTGAATGAGAACATCCTTATTGCGAAAGACCTTGATTTTGCCTGGTTCTGGCAATGTCAATCCGAATTCATCGAAATACGGGTTGTTCGTTGCCAGTGCGTTTGCTAGAAACCAAACTCGAACGTTTCGCTCACGTGCGATAGTCTCGTAATACTCGAAGAACTTTGTCACTTCGTCGAATAGGTAATGCGGTGCGCCGATACCTCGCTCGTCAATAATGAACTCGTCGAAAAGAATATCGGTAACGCCTGGAAATGGCGTTGACTTCAGTTTCATCGCCGTAGTTAGCGCATGGGCGTAACCCCCTATCTCTTTATCGATGAATAGTTTGTCCGATTCGACTTTGAATTCTCTGTTGCTCATGAATGGCGAGATATCGTCCCAAAATTGGCCGTCTCGCTGCGTAGTGAGCTTTTTAAGCTCCTCCTTGGTTCGGCGCAAATATGTGAATTGACTTCCATTTTTGATGAATTGCTTTGCGAAGTCATACTTAGCACCGAATGACTTGCCTGTTCCTCGACCTCCACAGATGAAATTGAACAGGCAGTTATATGATTTAGGGACGTTTATGTCCCAATATTTTTGAAAGTTAGGTTTCATGTGTCCTCCTGAATATGAAATAGCCCGCCCGCGCCATGTGAGGATGTAAATCAAAACATAGCGTTGCAGGACGGGCTACCGTTACCAGGATTGTTGAAGGCGTGCGGCTCATGGTGCTACCCAGAAAACCACTCCGCACCTTATCAGGGTGAGCATCGGATAATGGTACTTGCACGGTAACTTCAAGTCCCGATAGGACTATTATCCCCTATTTCTTAGTGTTAGTAAATAACTTCACAATCTCTTCATTTTCCAATTCGGGATTGATTTTAACGATGTTTTCCAAAATGCTCACTACTTCCATGGCGAATATCAATACGCAAGCTGGAATAACAAGTGGAACGTTGAATCCCAAATCTGGCACATGCATGACGAACATCTCGATGCACCATGCCAGCACAATGCACATGACGAGAGAGCATTTATGGAAAAGCCCCTCTCGCATTTTCGTTGAAGATACTTCTCGGTTTTTCACCGCAGCCATGAAACCGCTGATTACATCGAACAGCATCAAGCATACGCTGGCGATAATCGCCCATGCCATAGCGTTCGTTATGCCCAATAACGGAAAGCTCAAGTCCATCTCATTTCCTTTCAATCGTGATTTTGTATTGGTCATTCTCTAACACACTAGCAGATACATTGTTATCAGCATCACCATTGGTGGTGCCGCTATCTTTATTATCTCCTTTAGCATAAGCCCTCCATTGGTCAACATCGCCATAGAACAGCGAGCAGTCCAAATTCTTATCGTACCCGCTAACTCGACCATCCGAGCAGAATTGCCACGCAACTACATTGCCTTTGGCTTCTGGGCATTCCCAGGATTGCGCTTGAGCGAACGTGGGATGCGATACCTCGGGGTACGATGCAACCCATCTGGCGCAATTGGGATTTACCCCGCCTTGGTCGAAACGCCACGGATTCGCATAAATCCAAGGCCACACGTTCGTTTCATGATGAACGCGCTCCACGAACTCATTCACCCATTCTACGGGTTGCTCGAATACAATGTTTCCACTTGAATCACGCACGCCCTCCCAATCGAGTACGGGAATGCCGTTTTGGAAATAATTCCAGCAATTATCGATGAAAAAGTCCGCTTCCTTGGTTGCGTCTCCATCTTCCGCGAAATGGTAGAACCCCCATGGCTTTTCGGCAACTACGCATTGCTGAATCCATCCATCGCAGAATTGGTCGACGAACCAGGTTCCCTGGGTTGCCTTGCACACAATGGCATCCACGTTCGGGAGAAGGGAGGGGAGAAGGGCATGTTCCCAACTCCCCTGATTGTTGGATATGTCTATGAACCTAATCATTCGTCGATAACCACGATTCCGAAGTCGATTTTCGAGGGTTGAAGTGCCTTGAGATTTGTTTTCGATGATGGGTTTCGCACACAGACTAAACCGCCATACATGTTGACCAGGTTCTTTCCTCCCGAGGTGATATCGGATGGGATTTCAGTATAAAGCGTCATGCGTTCGCAATTCCCGCGAACCAAGGCATCCTGCTTGGCATTCGCGAGATTATAGTATGCGTTAGCAGCTTCGTACAGCATGATGCCCCCGCGAACATCAAAACCTCCAACGGTTTTGCTGTTGCAATTCACCTCGACGTAGTGAGTAAGCAGGATGACGTAAGGCGTTGAAGCATCCAATCGAAGGAAGAAAAGCGGGTTGGAATTTCCCAATTCCGTCATTGCAGCCGAAATGTCGTTCACATTGCCAATTGTAATCGTGCTGGTCGGGTTTCCATCCTCGACAGTCGGGATATTAGTCTCATTGTCGAAGATGATGCTAACGTACTTATACCATCCCGCATTGGCGTATCCCTGTGACATTTGGCCTTGCAGCTCCACGCTCCAAACCGTCGTAGCGGGATATGTCGTATACGTTTGCGACATAAGGCTGTTGTTGTGCATCCACAGCTTGCCGTTGTGCAACGTGACCTGCTCTATCTCCTCGCGCCAGATGCAATTTAGCGTATCGGCGATAGGCACGGTCTTGATGTAGTGCAATTCTCCATCATACAGATTGAAGCAATTCGAGCGGCTCGAAATGAACACATCGTAATCCTTGCTGTAGCTCATTGCCTGTTGCATCGAGTTAGAGTATGAAGTGTTGTTCGGCAATTCAACGCTTCCGATAAGGGTTTTCTTCGTGCAAGCCTTATTCACGAAATAGAAGTTCGTCAGATATTCGGTAGCCCAATAGTAATGTTCATCGTCATCCTTGTAATGTCCGAATCCCCAGCAAGCATCGACCATTCCGAATTGGCTGCTATCAATGGTTTTCGTGAGAGTGAGAGTACCTCCGTCCACATTCAAGAAGTAAATCAAATTGCCTTTAGTGGTTTTGGACGAACCAGCGCAAATCAATTCGCCGTTGTAATAGCTCATGTTGTTGCCATGGAACGACGGGTCACCCAATTCCACATAGGAAGTCGTCTCGCCAGTCTCGACTTTTAACAGAATCACGCGAGATTTCGTCGAACTATATCGGTACATAGCGTAATAATTGTCTCCAACAGGACAGCCGCCTTGGATGATTTCATCGGTGTCGCTGTAGATTCGGAATTTTCCATCTGCGTTTGAAACCCTGTCGCAGATAAGATTTCGTTTATCCGAAGCTTTCATGTCGTTGACGGTCGAACTCAATGTGGAAACGTTCTCATTAAGCGTGCCGACTGTTTCATTGGTTTGGTCAACTCGACCGTTCAGCTTGTCAATCGTAGTATCGGTTTGCTGCTGCTTAGCCGTCAGCGTCTTAATGGATTCGTCTTGTGCCTGCTGCGTGTTTTCGATGTCCGCGATTTTCTTGGTGTATTCCTTGACCTCCTGACGGTACTGCTCGATCTGCGCGTTGTAGTTGCCAGTCTGCGCCCAGAATTCCTCATTGCTGATGTCGATACCAACAGGAACATATTGCATCGAGGTGAATGAATTGCCCTGGTGAAGAACAATGGTCAACGGCTCATATTGGCGGTCGTTCGTCCATTGCGCTGGGTTCGCGAACAGCGGGACGTATCGCGCTCCGACGTACTGCGTAACACCCTTCGCGATTCCCTGCGCCGCATCTTTCAAGGAAGTCGCTTTCTGCAATTCCTGCGCAACGACCGCCTTGATTGCATCCATCGTTTTGTTGTCGATTGCCATGGTTTACCCTTTCTTTAGTACAAATCTCCTGGCAAGTTTACCACTATTCCAGTCGTATGGACAGTCGAACCTGGTTCGCCGCACACCAAAGTACCATTAGCATAGAAACGAATCATAGTTAATTTTGTTAACTCACCTATCGTTGCGCCCACTGAAAAGAATGTATCTGTTTTCGGGCGATACCCTTCAGGCAGTACGCCCAAAATCCCATCTTCCCCAACAATATAATCGCCGAGGAATTGAAGCTCGTTCGTCAACGACAAGATAACCCCAGGGTTGGTGGAGGTCACACCGTCGTGCAACGCGACTTCCCCCTTTCCCTTTAAAGTCTTGACGTTTAATGTGGCCGACTTGTCATCATACTCAAGGGCGTTTCCAGCGATTGCCTTGAACCTAGAATCAATCGTGTCGGACATGACGGAAGCGTCATAGCCCGTATTGTTGATGACCCCCTGGCCGTTTACATCGTATCGAAGAATCAATCGCCCATATTCCTCAGTGCCGTAAATCGCGCCAGTGTCGAATTGCACATCCTCCCATGTGGAAGGTTTGTAGGCGCAGAAATATCCGTCTGAAGTCAACCCGAAGAATACCCCTGTCAACAGCATGTCTTTTACGATTGACGGCGCGTTCTCGTCAATCCAAGCCCTAAGCAACGCTTCGTAGTATTCTTCGAAACCGCCATCGACGAATTCATCGAACTGCTCTTTCAGCGAATAATAGAGCCGTTTCAGCTCTTCGGCGTTTGCGTCGGTTTCGCCCAGATGTTTGATTACCTCTTCGAGGACGCTCAACACCTTGGCAATTTGCTCGTAATATGACAATGATTCGTCATATACGGACGGAATCAGCCCAGCGCACCAATTGTATAGCCAATCGATTGACTTGGCGCAAGGTTCGTCTGCCATGCCCTCTCCTTTCTCTAGTACCAATTTCCCGATAAGTTTACCACGATGCCGTGGGTTTTAATCGATGAATTAGGGTCGCTGACCAAAGTGCCGTCATCCATGACATGCAGCATCGTCACCTTCGATGCCGACCCTTCCACAGCGACCACGGGAACTATCATCTCCGCATCAGGGCGATACCCTTCTGGCAGCACCCCCAAAACACCATCGACCCCAACTTCGTAGTTGCCTAGGAATTGCAGCTCGTTAGTAGTGGTCAGCATGATTCCAGCGTTGGTGGAGGTCGCGCCAGAATTCAACGCGACCTTTCCCTTGCCCTGGAAAATCTTGAAGAAATTAGGATTTCCCAAATCTGGCATGTCTAGCTCCAAACCTGCATGAACAGACCTTGCACTTGCACGTTGTCGATTACCTGCATGTCGAGGTTGAGAATCTTCTCGCTCAAATCGAGGAACGCTTGATAATAGCGCGGGTCTGTCACGAACTCGTCCGTAGTGTCCTTGTTCGTCTCGTCGCGCTTGATGGTGCCGTCGCTTTTCGATTTGGTTCCGACGGTCGTGTCATCACTCGTGTCTTCGATAGTGAGATTGGTGAGGTAATCTCCCGCATCTACCTTGGATACGAACAATTCGTCCTGTGGTGTGTCCGAAAACTTGTTGGTCGACTTGCCAGTCGACGAGGTCGAAGTGTCCGCGCTTCCGTTGCCGCTGGAACTCTCGTCGAAATCGCGAAGCATGTCAACGACCTTGTGACGCTTGATGCCCAGAAGGTGTTCCACGTTCAAAAGCTCCGTCTCATACATCTTATTGTAGTATGGCATAATCTCGTTGAACGTGTTCGAGCACCAAAGGCAGAAATGGCCCACGGTTTCGCACCCGATTTCGCGCATCCAATAATGGCGGATGAACTTATCGTTGAGCTGTCTCCTCTTTGATTCGTCGTAAATCGGGTACTCGTCCAATCCCAACCGAGCATATGCTGGGGAGAAATCCTGCTTCCATTCAGGCATGGCGGAGTTATATGACCCTGCATCCTTTACCCACTGGGTAACGAAAGTCCTCAACTGAATAGTGTCTTGAGCCATCTACACCAGCTCCCATCCGACGGGCGAGGTCATGTTGTCGTAAGAGAATTCCTCGATGAAATCCCCTCCGTAATCAATGACCAGCTTGTAATCGATTTCGCTGATATAAACCCTCGGCTTCAAATCGGTTACCGAATCCTCGTCCCAAAGAGTATGGGTTACCTTCTTTCCAGCTTCGATGGCCGCAATGGCTTCGTCCTTGGTCATTTAGCCCACCACCTTGAATCCGACGCATACAATTTGTCATGCCAATTAAAAAAGACGGTTTCACGGTCCTCAAATTCATCCTTAGGATAATCAACAAAGCACTTATAAAAAAGCCCTTCTTCTGGGAACCTGAAAACAACGAAATCTGTCATACCCAATGTATCGCGCTCGATGCAATCTCCAAACATAGTAGTCATATGACCATTGAAGTAATAGCGCTTTCCCACCTCGAACTTAATCATTCCGCTACCTTCCAATCGTCGGCTTCCATAAGCTCCTCGTTCGTCGGCATGTAGGGCATAAGCGGCTCGCCCTTCTTATAGAAAGTGAGCACGCCTTCCTCGATGCCGATAGCGTCATTCCTCCACGTCTTTCGGCGCATCCTCAATCGGCGGTTCGCCTTCATCTGCGCCAGCATCTGCTGAAACTCCATAGTCCACCTCCCTGAATTCAACCTCGATGTCCAAACCCCATTTCTCGTTCGCGCTTTCTACTGCCATTTTACGTGATGCCAGGCAGATTTCGCGCTGAATCATCGTTTCTCCAAGATTCGACATGATTTCGCTCGTGATTTGGCGTTCCTTCTTATCGTCGTTCGTGTTCTCGATGCCGATGAAGGTCAGCCATTCGTTCCAATACTTGTTCTGCGTAAGCATGACCTCGTTGGCGATATACGGCGAGGTGAAGTCCACCGTGTCCATGAATCCGATGTCCGTGGAATCAGCTGCGGCAGTCCAGATGCGCCCGCTGAACATCTGCTTAATGAGCTTGAAGCCGCTCATTTTCTGCTTCTCGGGGAACTTGAACACCTTGGCGACCTGTTGCTGCTTGACGTTCGTGTCGATTGTCATTTGATACATGGTCATTCGCTCCGCGAACATCTCGACATAGGACAGAAGCGGAATCCTAAGCCTGTTGTCGAGAATCACAACCGAATTACTCTCGTCGAGAGCGTAGTTCTTGCCCTCGACTGGGTTGTAGGCCATCGGCTCGGTCGGCATGAAGTATATGTCCATCTTGTCGTTCTTGGAATTGACGGGCATGACGGCGAACCCCTCTGGGGCTCGCGCCTGCACGTCATCCTTCAGCGTGTCGTCCTTGAATAGAACCGCGCTGCCGCTCGTCGCGAGAAGGTATTCGAGGTATAGCGGGTCGATGCCCTCTGGAAGGTTCTTCCACTCGTATCGCGTCACAAGCTGCATCAGCATTTTCTGCATGAAGTAGTTCTTCGTGATGGAGAACATGGCCGCTGGTTCGATTTCCTCGTATGCGAACGGGTCGCCGTCCTGCGACTTCTTGCGCTCCATCGTGCGCCAATGCGAAGCCATGTTCGCGCAAAGCGGCGCGTACCCAGTGCTGAAGAACCAGCTTCCAACTCCTATGTTCCCATTGGGGATTGCTCCCATGATTCCTCCTTAGAGAGAGTTGTCCAATCCGAAATTGCCGACATCGTCGACATGCCAATACCATATGCCCTCATCGTGCATTCGGTTGATGGCATCCATGGCGTACTCTGGCACCTTGCCGTTGAAGTCGGCGTGGCGGGTCTGCACGTAGTTCCAACACGGTCGGCCAGTTCGCGCGGGAACCTTGACCTGCTCGATGCAGTAGCCGTAGACGCTGAAGCGGTCATCGATGGCCTTGGCGATATCGGCTTTGCATTGCTTCTGGTATAAAATCGGTGTCCACAACTGCATCGCAATTCTCATTGCGCCCGTTGTCTTGCCCTTGAGTTGCCTTGGCTTAATAGATGCTTCGACAAGTCCACCAGTCATTTGAGTTGCCGCCGATGCGATTGTGCCAGCAGAGATGGCCTTGCTGATTTGCCCAGCCATGCCAGCAACCCTGGTCTGGGGAATCATCATTGCAACTGTCCCCAACGTGTTAAACAATGCCCCAATTCCAGATGACGTCATGTATTGGCCGAATGCATCCACGCTCCAAGTAACTTGAGGGTACTGGTCTGATGAAATCATCGTCAAATAATCCAAGCCTGCTTGATTATAATGTTGAGGAACAGTAGTATACCCCGATACAGAATCAGTCGAAAAATAGTTCATGAATGAAAGCTCATTTTTCTTACCCGCGCTTACACCAGTAAACAGTTCTGGTTGAAGCTCCATCTCTTGATTCAAGTTCGTCATGCATATTACGTTATACGGAAAACAGAACAGTTTATTGTTCTTCGGCCTATATCCATCAATCGTTTCGTAGTCTGCGGAATATTTCTTAATCAAACCTTTGGCACCATCATACGAATCAATCCAAAAACCATGACCATTGTCAACAGGGTGAGTTGATTTAATGCCTGCTTTGGGCATCATAAACGCGCATATGATAGCATCGGCAGAGCCTACGGATGTCATTACATTGGTGAACCATTGAAAATCAGTTGTGGTATCAAACCCCATCAAAGACGCCCCAGAATAAATGCCCCCGTACCTGTCGCCGCCAACTGGCTTGGATTGATAGAGCGTTAGTGCAGATTCTACTGGATAAGCCGTCGTGGCAACTACGGCCACGTAATTTTCCCACCAATTATCGCCTAGTTCATCAGGCGCAAAACCATTCCTGTTTACGCAAACCTGATTGCCTACATCCAATCCCTCGTTCATGGTGTGCTCGCCGATTTCGTCAGACGTGACGATTTCGCGCTCGACGAATGCAGCTTCCCATCCGAAATCGAAAAGCCACGTCTCCAAGTAATCCGTCTCCAACGACAGCGTTGTCGTTTCTTTGGCCTTGTATTGCATCGACGAGATGAAAGCATAGTACCATTTGCTTCCATAGTCGGCGTTCTGGTATGCGACGTAGTTGCAGCCCGTAAGCTGCTCGAAGTTCAGCGGAACGTCCATCGTCATGTTCTCTCGCTGATAGGTGAAGTCATCGGCAGCGAACGTAGTTAGATGCGAAGCCATCCACGATTGCTGCTCCGACGCGCTGCCGAAATAGCGGCGATGGTTAACGTCGGCGCACCAGGGAACCCATCCTATGCGGACTTTGGTATTCGCCATCAAACCCTCCTTCTATAAGAAAAGCCCGCCCAATTTCGGACGGGCTTTCGGATTTACGCTGCTAGGAAACGGTAATGGTCGCGGTCGCTTTCTTGGACGAATCCTGAAGCGAAGTCGCGGTAACCTTGATTGCCGTTGCGGACGGCTCGTCGGACGCTACATGGAGACGGTTGCCCGTGAGAACGGTGCCGCTCTTGGTCGCGCCCTCCATAGTCCATTGCACGTTTCGGGAGTAGATGCCCGAACCAGTGACGGTGGCCGTGAGAGTGATGTCCTGCCCAGCCGAGACGGTGGCTTCGGTCGGGGAGACTGTAACAGCCGTGACCGAGGATGCCGCCGACGTGAACGCGATGGCCTGCTCGAACGGGCTGATAGAGAAAATCATCCAATTGTGTAGCAGCTCGTTGGTATATGCGCCTTGGGCGTTGTAGACGTTATCAGTCCAGCGGTCATAGGTGTAAATCTGGAAGAACTTAGGGCCGAATACGATAATAGGCGTGGCATCGATAATCTGCTTCTCGGTGGGAGTGAGCTGCTTGAAGTTCTTGTCGTTCTCGAAAATCAGCGCTAGACGCTGCTCGTCGAGATTCGAGAAAGAATCGATTTCGGTCACGTTGCCCACGAACTGCGCATAGGGGAGGTTGAACGCCTGCGCCCAAGTCTCGACGGAAATATCGGCGTTGGCCTTGGCGTTGATGATAACCTGCTGCTCGGATTTGTCCACGACGTTCATCACGCCAGCCGCGTTGAACTTGCGGGACGGATTGTCTAGGTACGTGGAGTATTCCTTCACCATCTTGAGCGCGCCGTCTGCGGCTTCCTTGGTACCGTCCTGGGCGGGGATTGCCACCTGCGCCATATGACCACCGCAGATGTATTTGGCTGTCATATACTTCCACGTTTGATACACGTCGTACTCCAACGCTACCCACATCTGCGCGAGGATATTGGCAATGAGGTCGTTGACCTTAGACCAAGCATAGAAAGCCTGTCGGACGGAACGACGCTCAACCGTCACCTTGTAGAACTTCTGGAAGTCAAGCATGTGGTATGCGGACATGAGGTTGGGAAGCTCGCGCTTGAACAGCTCTTCTTCCGCCACTGACGGATTATAAGAGTGCGGGTCGCAAATGTCCACGAAGATTTCCTGAACGGTGGAACCTGCGCCCTCGTACTGGCCTTGATAGAACTTCGACCACTTGTTCATCCACATCATGCGCTCAATCGCGACCATGCCGATTTGGTTGACGAGAGCGGGAACGAACGTGTTCATAAACGGTTGATAGTTGGTGATGATTTGGCCGATTTTGATGATTGCTTCGTTGTCATCGTAAATGAGAACTTCTTTGGAACCCTCTTCAACGGCGTATGCCGCAACGTCATTCTCCACGAGAGCCTGCGCCAGTTCTGGCGTAGCATTCACGGCCTGGTTTACGATTCCCTTCGTGCCCTCGGTGCCGAGGGTTTTCATGACCTTCTTAACTGTTGCCTGTCCTGCCATGTTAGTTTCCTTTCTCGAACAGCGCGTCGATATCCTTCATCGTGGTAGGATACGACACTTTAGGGCTGTTGTCCACTGGTTCTTTAGCATCGGGCTGCTTATTGCTCGCGAAGAAAGCATCGACGTACTTCTGCTTCTGCTCCTTCAGCGAAGCTTCGGCATCGACTGCACGCTGAATCGCATCGTCGCGCTGCTTCTCCATGTCTGCCAGCGATTCGGCGGACGTCGCTTCAAGCGTCTCCTTCTCGTCGGCGATTCCCGCGACGCTCTCCCAGATTTCCTGGGTAACGTCCTCGAATTTGGTGTCTTTGTATGCCATCAGAACATCCTTTCCTTGATTGTGTGCTCTCCCTCGACAAGCAGAACGCCGCCGTTTACTGTCTTGCGCTTCAGCTTGCCTGGGTAGCTGCTTCCTACATTGAAGTTGTCGAACGTGACGTATTTATGGCATGAATCGGGCATTCCCGCCACATGTATTGACGGCTTCCTTTCGTCCACCGACCAATCAAGCTCCTGGCACATGTAGCACTTCGCCCCGAGGTATTTCTGTTCCTCGTAGACGCTCTCGAACTTCCACGCCCCGAGCTTCAGCGGGTCTATCTCCATGCCGACTGGCTTGGAGAATCCTACCAGCTTGCATGAATCCGTGTCGCAGTAAGCGAAACGGTCGTAGTTCGCCTGGCAGGCGTTGATGGTCTTGTATCGCGCCCATGCCGTGACGAAGCATCCGACTGGCAGGTACACGCTCTCCTTCGTCTCCTCTGGGAGAAGCACGTATTTGACCTTTCCCGTCTCGTCTAGGACGGGCTGCTTGGAAGCCGCCACAGTTTTAGTGGCGAACTTGCCGTAAAGGGAATTCAACATCAGCTTGGCTATGGTTGCCATTCCCTCGTTGCCTTCAGCCCTCGACTTCATCTTGACTTCGTTCCAATACTCAACGTACTTCTTGAACAGCGTCCTGGAAGCCCTGAACTTCCATCCATCCAACGGCTCGTAGAAATCGATTTCGTATTGCTGGAACATCAGCTCCAAATCTACGCTCGTCAACGTCAATTCCACGATGCCTTTGGAATCCTTGGCATACTCTCGTGGATTGTGTAACGGCGATTTGTGGATTTGGATTGTTGGAATGTGGTCTGTCTTGACCCTGAACGAAACCCTAACCCTCTGTATGAACAGCGGATAAAGCTCGTCAGTCTCGTATTCGCCGTCGTAATGGATTGGCTCGCCGAACGGCAGCAATTGCCCATCGGTAGCCGCCATCACGGACGGGTACAGCGAATTGACGTCGAACCCTATTCCATGGCCTATGCAGCGACCCTTGTATTTGTCGGACGCATAAGTGAATCCACCACGGTACGCCTGGCGAAGCTCCGCATCGCAATCGATGATTGGGAACACCTTGCGAAAACGCTTCTTGCCGCCCATCATGTCTATGTACGTGTGGAGCGCGTTGGAACCAGCAGTCATCTTCGTCAAGCCCTGCTCCAACATAACGTCCATAGCCATCGCGTCGATTCTCACGTCATGGTCAATGTAGTCCCACTCCTCTGGGGTCGGCTCGTATCCTACCTCGCGATACCTCTTGTAATCGATTTCCCCCTTGGCAATCGGCAATCCGAACGCTTCAGGGATTTTAGCTATCTTCAGCGGAATGACCTTCAGGCTGTCCAAGATTTCGACGGGCTTCCCTCCCCAATAGAGCTTCAGGCAATACCATACGTTCATGTCCGAAATCAGCGAAGTGAAAACGCCTGGAACAAAATCCTGGTTGTCTTGCCGCCATTCCCATCCATTCTTCAGCAGCCAATCCACGATGTAGCCGCCGTCGTATTGGAGGTTGTGGAAATACACCGTCCCCCCTTGACGATGCTTCAGCCATTGCATGAAGGATTCGATATCCAACCCTCTATAGATATTATCGGTGTTCCCGATTTCAGACGCGCACCAAGACCAAACACGCACCTTCTCTTCGTCCCGCTCCTCTATAGTCTCAAAGTCAGCGCACCACCTAGACACATGGCTAACCTCCTAATTGGGTCTTGTATTTGTCTCGGACATTCTTCCAATATTCCCTGATTCGCCTTGTTCTGATATCGTCATCCGTGGGGTCGTACACAAAATAAAGCGTCGCATCGATATCCGCCGCCGCAGTGTCCTTATAGACCTCCTCCATCGGTATCCCCGCCTTTCGCATGTCGGTTATCAACGTCTCGATTTCTTTAACCAAATCGCTTCCCATATCCATAGGGTCGAACACTGTCTTAAGTGCCTTGACGTAGGAATCGAAGTATCTGTTGGCGGTAGCGCTCGCGTCCATCCTATATTTGTTCACGCGATTCAACACGGTAATCGGACGGCCTTTCTTGCCAGGAACGTCGCCAGACGGCACCCAGTCTATCTTCGCGCCGATTGGTAGAGCGTTTGACATTCCCTCCAATGCCATCCTGTCCTTCGGCGTTTTGCCCCTCCAATACTCGAAGCCCTTGCGGTGCGCCGTCGCGGGCACCTTGACCTTCTCGACCTCGATGCCCAACTTCTTCAGCATGGCGACGCGAGATTGGTTGTATGCCCTTTTCATGATTGAAGTTTCATTGAACTCGTATTTTGTTATCAAAGTTCCGCTCGGAAGCTCATGCACCTCGCCAGCCTTGGGGGCCTTTATGCGCTTTAGCCTGTTGACCTCTCGGATGTAATCTCGCTTGTTATGAATGCGGGACTTGATGTCATCATAATCAACCGATGGCGGAAGATGAACCTGCATCGGAAGCTTGGCTTCCATCTTGACAACCTCTCGATTATATGAGCGAACCAGATTCTTCAGGGTTTGCGATTCGGAACGGCCAACCCTGAACTTAGCACCCATCGAGAACCGCCTTAATCTCTACTGTCGGCAGATTGTGGCGCTCCCAAGTCCCGTCATCGCGAAGAACTTCGACGCAGTATCCTCGCGTCTCGCACATCTCATACCATTGGATAGCCGCCATGAGTCGGAAATCGACCAGGCACTTGAAACGTCGTGACATCGAATCGTTTAGCCATGCTATTCGCTGCGCCAACCCCTTCGAGAATTTGTCTCTATGCAAGGCGGACGAGAACTTGAAGCGCACATTGCCGAACATGTATTCATACGGCGAATCCCTCAACGAGGTATATACTGGTGAACGCGCCATAATCCCTCCTTAGAGACTGATTACCAGCTTATTGTCTCTTATTTCCAATGCTTGAATTGGCATCAGTGCCATATGAAGGGGCGTCATCATGAGACGCCCCGAGAACACTTCTTCATCATTGACCACCTCGACCGCCTGATACCTTGAGACGTAATCGAGCAGGCCGACGATATCCAACCTATCGGCGATAGTTCCGCTTGCCACGGGAATCACCGCTATCGCCACGAGGAGGAAGCTCGACCTCCTTGCCGATGATTTCGACCTTGGAGCGACGCTCGCCGTCCTTGTTCTCCCAAGAAGAGTAGCGAAGCTTGCCGTGGATGGTAAGCTTCATGCCCTTCTCGATGATATCGGCCAGGGCATCCGCCTGAAGCCCGAACATCGTCACGTCGAAGAAGTTGGTGTAATCCTCATTCTTCGCGTAATCGTTGACGGCGATGCCGAAATTCATGATGGACACGCCGCCATCAGTTTCACGGAATTCAGGGTCGCGAGTGACGTTTCCTGCTACAATAACCTCGTTGATATTGGACATTGCCTACTCCTCGATTTCGGTGGATTCTGCGACAACCTCTTCCGCTGTCGCCAGCGATTCGAACTGCTCCCAGGGCATCGAGTAAATGGTCTTGCCGATAACTTCGGCTTCCATGGTCGCGCCAGGCTTGACATGAACGCCAGCCGCTTTCAGGGCAGTTCGCATGTCCTTCTTCGTGCAAGACGTGCCTTTGTGAACGCCAAGGCCAGTGACCTGGCAGCTGTAGCCCTCCTCGGTCTTGACCATCTCGATAAGAGATACCTGGTAGGTGTTTACGGTGCGGGTAATCTTGTCAGCCATTGTTAATTCCTTTCTCGTAGGTTACCCAGTGCTTATACAATACGACTATTCGTCGTCATTGTCCATAATGATTGAGTTTTCTTTAATGATTTTCATCATTTCTTCACACTCCATCATTTCACAAATAAACTCATAGTCCAATCTTCCGATTTTTCCCTTTCCCGTTAAAGCTATTTTCGACCTCAAGTCCCAAAGCATGTCATACAATAGCGTTGTTTCGACATCATCACTGAACAAAAGCGCCACCATATAGTCCGAAAATTCTTCAGCATAATCATCGCCTAAATATTTCTGGAATAGATAACGACCATACATGCAGAAATCAAATGGAGATAGCTTTCTTCCATTTTTGAAGTAAATTCCATTACTATACATCATGGCACAAGATGATTTTGCATTGACGATGTTACAAAAATCCTCGTCTACAAAAACAAGTCCAACTATGGTTGCATCAGCGTAACAATACCCCCATTTTCCATCAGTGGTTTTATAATCGTAAACTGCATTTCTCAACTTTTCCATGAGCATTATCATCATAGAAGTATCAACATCCTTATTCTCATACAACGCTACTATATATTCCTGAAATTCTATGGCATCCCTCTCGTTAGTGTACTTCTTAAACAACCCATAGAAGTCACAATTAATCCGTACCAGCTTATTGCGGAATTCCTCTTCAGTCATTTTCCAATCCTTCCCGCCCATTTGAGCTTCCCGTGGTTGAGTTGATAACCGTAACGCCTGCCGTATTCATCCCAAATGAAAATCTTAGTGTGTTGGTCATTCTGAATAAGAACGTAATGCGCGAAATTCTTCATGTCCTCCTCGTCGTACAGTTCTTCATCGAATTCATCGATGCAATCGCCATCTTCGTAGAGCTTAAAATGGTACTGCATGGCTATTTCTTCCCTTCGCATCGAATCGTCTGCATTTTCAACAACTCGCTACCACCGAAAATGGAGATGACGAAAACATCCCAGACATAATTAGTTCGCGATAAATCGCTTACCAAGGAATAACGGTAATTATATGAAGCCATCGCTTCATCGATATTATCGAAATACTTTGTGTTACGATTTTGCTCAATTACTCCACCTTTAGCATTGAATGAAGACATCAAAACTTCCACAACAAACATAGGTCATCGTTCCTTTCTAATTTGGCGGTCATCATCCTATAGCGGACAGGCAAATGTTAACTTCAGATAATTTTGATAAAGTTAAGCAGGGTTGTTAACCCCGCCCAACTTTTACCTGTTTGATTCCGCGCCTAACACGTAGGCAACTATCAGGGTGAACGCCCAAACAGCGGCGATACCCCAAAACGCGTTAACTGCGATGTACACTTTTATACTCCTGTTCTGCTCTTTCCTGCGCCTTTTTGGACTCGCGCAAGATGCTGTATATCTGCAACTCACGTTGAACGATTAAGCAGCGTATCCAAGCCGCCGCCGTGGCGATAAACGCCACGGCTAGAATTATTTCTTTAGGCATTATTAACTCCATTCACCCCGTTATAATAGTAACCGCGTTTCATCTCGTCGGTAAACAAATAATCATGCATTGTAGTTACCCCTTTCATGCTAGTTTGTTTTACCCGCTCATTAATGGCGTTGCTTAAAGCTCATTATTGTTTAAATGTGATGAACAACTAAATAATGGCGAATCTTCTTATATGCTTCAACGGGACACATTGACGAGGTGTACCACCAATTAAATGTGTATCTTGGGCTGCTGTTCCGTATTTGCCACCATCACCTTTAAGAATGATGAAATGGCAACCGTTCGTTGATTGTATCTCGAAATGCTTTCCATCGATTTTAGGAACGGTTTCATTGACATAATCAACGAAAGCACGCAAGCCGCAAATGGTGAAGCGTTCCATTTATTGCACCTCCCCATTATGGATGAAAGTCGATTCTAGTCGAATGCTTTCGCCGGAAATGCGAACGATAAGCATAACGTGTATATTAGAACTTCCAGTATATGAGTGTGCTTCACCTGTCACACGCTCGCCGATAATGCTACAATTATAGGTTATCAGCGCAGTATCCAAATCATCGAAAAGCTTTTCTATAACTTCTTTTCGCTCGCATACTGCCCTATCATCGTAAAACTTGCGAAGGATTTTTACAGAGTATTTCATAGTAAACCCCTATCCGCAACGCCATTAATGAGCGGGTATCTATTATCTAATCTATATTCTATTTTCAAGGTTCTTTTTCTGTCCTGCTTTCTCCTTTCCCTTTCCCTTTCGATATCTGTATAATACACCTATGCGTGTGACGTGTCAAATTTTACCCTACCGTTCACCCGTCTAAAATCTACCGTTTACCGACAAAATACAGAAGTGGGAAAACCGCTCACGACCAAATAG